CACCATACATCTGAAGCAGTGCCAGGTAACCCAACTCAACCACGCTCTGCATTGCAGGGTAAGGTCGCGCAAATTCCTGCACTTATCTGTACACTAGGTGTAGTGGGTACGTCAATGGGCGTATCACCTGTGAAGAACAGATACGGAAGGGCTGATGCCAACGGCAATTTGCTAGCCTGGCTAGCGTTTAACCCTGAGTATATGTTTATGGATGACATACCAGAGAACGGTGGATGATGATTAGAGAAGAAGAAGACGATATGACACAAGAGATGCGAGCCTTCGTACTCCTTGAAGTTAAGCGTGAGACTGCAGCACTAATCGAAAAGATTCAAGCAGCCAAGGTACCAGTCACAGATGAGTGGACCGATGGATTGAATGCTGGTCTTGAGTGGGCAGTACGTATTCTGAACAAGGACAAGAGTGCATCGTGAAAGAAGAAGAACTATACGATATTGCTGATGGCTTTGATAACTATGTTGATGTACTATGCAAAGCAATCCTTCTTGACAAAGTGCAAATAGTTGATGGCAAGATTAAAGTGAAACCATTCTAAATGCCTAGCCAATCGCGTAAGCACAGAGGGTACCGAAGCCAAAAGGTTTGGGCTAACTTCCTAGCAGAGAACGGTTTCCCATTTGCTGAAAGCACTGGTGCAGGGCGTAGTGGTACTGACATTACTGGCACAGTAGGTATTGACTGGGAAGTCAAGGCACGCACAGGGTTTAACCCCGCTGCTGCTATTGCACAACTGAAGGACAGAGACAAGGGTGACCTTGGTGTCGTGGTCTTGCGACTCAACGGACAAGGTGAGAAGTCTGTCGGTGATTGGGTTACGATTCTTAGAGGTGAAGATTTAGTGTGGCTACTACGGGAAGCAGGGTATGGTGATAAAAATTGACAACGACTTGCCTTCAATCAGAGCAGTCCTTGAACACTACGGGGCGACCTTACGCAGTACTCACGGACAAGTCAATCTTAAGTGCCCCTTTCACGGAGACTCGCATCAGTCTGGTACGGCGAACCTCGATAAGAACATCTTCATATGCTTCGCCTGTGGTGTACAAGGTAACAGTATTCAAATCATCGTGCATCAAGAGGGGTTAAGTTTCTATGAAGCAAAGCGTTTTGCAGAAGGAATTACTGGGGAAGTCCGTGAAGAAGTACGGGGAAAGTATTCATCTGGCAGAAGATTACCTAGCAAGCAGAGGAATACCTCTGGAGGTAGCACGGTTGGCTCAATTAGGCGTAGTCGCGGAGCCTGATACTGGTCACGAGATGTATGCAGGACGCTTGGCTATCCCTTACATTACCAAGTCAGGTGTAGTTGACCTACGCTTTCGCTCATTGAACCCTGCAGTTGAACCAAAGTATATGGGTATGACTGGGGCAGAGACTAAGATGTACAACGTACTAGATGTTGAACGTGCAGGTGATTGGATAGGAGTGTGTGAAGGTGAACTGGATACCCTTACTATGTCTAAGTGTGTTGGCTTTCCTTGTGTTGGCGTACCTGGTGCTAATTCGTGGAAGAAACACTACACCCGTTTGCTCGCTGACTTCGAGCGAGTATTTGTTTTTGCGGATGGTGATGCTCCAGGCAGAGAGTTCGCCAACTCGCTCGCCCGTGAACTGCCAGTCACAGTTGTCACCTTCGGAGAAGGAGAAGATGTTAATTCTGTGTACGTGTCACAGGGTAAAGACTTCATTCTGGAAAAGATTGGCATCACGGATTGATGGAAGACATTGAACCACCACATAACTATTGCAATGACTGCGATGTAGAGTTTGAGGATTCATTCCAATTGATAGACCACTTCTTAGATGATGATGAAGAGTTCGACCCGTACTATCTGTTGCCCTCTGGATTCAAACTTATGCTAGGGTCACTACTACGGTTTATGTTTGAGCACGCTGAAGAACCTGAGCAAATCAAACTCATATCACAGTCTACTTATGTTACACTATTTGCTAGTGAGAATGGTTACGACCTAGTAGATGAGTTAGTTGAGGATACGATTGTGAAGTCAGCACTTGTAGACTTTGATGCAGGACTAACGAAACTATTAGAAGAGGGAACCAATGACAGCGAAGGCGGAGCGTGAAGAGATATGGCAGATTATAACCCATCTGGCAGAACAAGGGTTGAACGTGACGAGTTACTCAATCGACCAATCCCGTACGCTGAACGTTACCCTCAGCATACCCCTTTTGAACAAGCACTAAGCGATACAAGTAATGAGTTACTAGAACTCTTGATTAGTAAGCACAAAGATTATGGACCAAAGAATATATCCGACAGTCCTGGTGGTCCTATCAACGGACTACGTGTACGTATGCACGACAAGTTGGCACGCATCAACAACCTAGTTGATAGCGGTGCTACACCAGAACACGAATCACTTGAAGACTCGTTCAAAGATATGGCTAACTACGCAATCATTGGGTTGCTAGTGCTACGAGGTAAGTGGGATAATGAGTGAGAGAGAAAGAATTATTTGAGTGGTTGCGTGAGGCGTATCTGCCTGACCTTATCCACTCACCTCAAGAGTATGATGGCTTTGATTGCACGACAGACAGATACAAAATGTTTATCGAACTTAAGTCACGAAAGACACACTACCCTGACCTGCTGATTGAGAAGATGAAGTATGACTTCTTGATTGAAGAGGCACACTTGCTTGGCTTTACCCCTTGGTATATCAACTCAACACCGCAAGGTGTGTGGGCATTCCCTCTACATATGATGATGCCTATTGAGTGGAACGAGAAGTGGTTGCCTAGCACCACAGAGTTTGCTAATAAGAATAACAAGATGAAACTGGTTGGCTTCCTCCATTTAGATAACGGAGTACGCATCAAGTGACACACGATGAATTGTTAATCGAAATTAACCGCAGATTAGATGTTGCTTATTACAACGGTGACCCACAATCTATGCGAGCCCTTCGTGCAGTAGTGGAATTGCATAAGCCTCTTGATAATTTAATTGCAGAATTTTGCAGCCATTGTACGGAAATGAGTTGCAAAGATATATACACACTTTATCCCTGCCTAACTATTAAGGCTATTGAGAAGGAGTTAGAGTGACATTAGAGTGGGCACGCATTGAACCTTGGCAGTATGTGGTGGACTCTGTTGCATCTGAGTATCATCGTAAGTTCAGTGACATAGACCTAGAAGACATTAGACAATCCCTATACCAGTGGTTCCTCGAACATCCAAACAAGTTGGATACTTGGGAAGCCATTGGTATTAAGGATGCTAAGAACCTTATCTATCGTAGCCTTCGCAACCAAGCATTAGATTACTGTCAGCATTGGAAGGCTAAGTCTGGTGGCTATGAGACTAGCGACTTGTTCTACTACGAAGCAGATATGGTTGAAGCATTGCTATCACCAGTACTTCGTGGTGAGTGGGGTCAGACTCATAAGTTAAACCTTGGTCGCCCTGGTAAACCATCTGCCCCTAATGAGGGTGGCAATATGATGGCAATGATGATTGAGATTGACTACGCATACTGGAAACTAACTAAGGATGATAAGAAGTTATTGTTCCTACGTCACGCAGAAGCAATGGACTTTCCTGACATAGCCAAAGAGTTAGAGTTAGGTTCTGAGGATGCAGCCCGTATGAGACACAAGCGTGCCATTCGTAAACTCATCAACAAGATTGGTGGCTTCAAGCCATACCGTGATGAGGATTTAGAAGAAGCCAATAAGGAACAGAGTTCCGTAGAATAACCCTGCATAAGCAGCAAGGATAGCCACTGGCACAAGGAACGGCAGAACTAATAGCATCTTACGCACGTGCTTGTGCCTCCATTCGTAGTTGTTGGATAGTCTTCAATGGTTTAGATGTCAGGTGCCACGAGTTGCAATCGCTACATTTGTAGCAACGCACTGGCAAGGGCTTACCTCTCCAAGATGCGTGACCTGACCACGCCTTACTAATCATAGCCTTAGCGTGTGCTTCGGTTGGGAACGTATGCTTACCGCACTTCATCTGGAGTACTTTCTGCTGGGTCTGTGTACATTGTCTCGGCGTACTGATTATAAAACTCTTCTATCTCTTTGCCACTAGCAAACTGATAGTTGTCATTCTTTGGTTCACAAGCGGAGCATCCGCCCTTCTCACATACATCACACATCTTATCCTCCTGTTGAATAGAAACCGCTACCGTTGAAGCGGATTGCTGGTGTGCTATAAATTCTACTGGATGTATTGCCACAAATACAAGTGACTTCTTCGTCTCGTTCTTCCACGCTACGGGTAATCTCTTGGTGTGCCATACACTTGTTGCATCTGTATTCGTACGTTGGCATTAGTCTTTCCAATCTATTGGTGTTGGTGCGGTGCTGATTGCTCCACACTCCTTGCATTCCTGTCGTAAGTCATACCACGAAACTTCTCGTGACTCTTCATCCCACATAACTGTGATGACAAACATCTTGCAACCACAGATACAGGTCATAATCGGGGTGCCTGTAAGGTCTAACATCAGTACCAATTCCTGCGCTGATGGTGGTTCCACGCCTTACACGGTGTGCCATAGCGGTGGGAGATGTACTTATACGCATTGAGTATCTGTATTGCTGGGTCTTTGCTAGTCTCCTTCAATACCTGGGCGATACCAAATGCGCTACTGCCCTGCTGGTTCTTGGCTAGGTGGTCGAAACGACTCTCCTTGGTGAACAACTTATAAACACATTGTCGTTCCTTTAGATTCCAATTCCACCCTGCTTTGGCGTATCGCATAGCCATTACTTTGTTGGCTCGCTTCTCTTCCATTGTCGCCTTGGTTCTTACCTCAACCTTGGTTGGGTGCTTGAACTCTAAGCCAACATTGACTGACACATCATTACCCACTGGTGCGAATAAGATGGCTGCTGTCAAGATTGACACTGCTATTAGATGTCTTTTCATCCGTACATCTTAGCAAGAATCTTGCGAACTTCACGTCTATGTCTCTGTTCTGCGGTGACAATCTTCTCGTTGCTTCTTTCCTTGAGCATACGATAACGTTCTGATACCAATAGTCCGCCCCAGATAGTGCCCCATCCACCCCAGAACTGTACGTTCTCGGACTCTAGCCCCTCTTCTAAGCACTTATCTTTGACTGGACAAGTACGACATAGTGTAATTGCTTCAACACTACGCAAGACTTGGAGTGCCCGTTCGTCAGGATAGATTGAGTTCTCGTAATGCCATAGGTCAGGGTCAGGGTGTCCATTACAGTTGCCCTCTGCGTGCCAACGTTTATCTTTTAATGTCATTAGATGACCGCCTTTAACTGGGCTACGGGCAACACGTTTACCGCTTGTCCTTCCGATTCGTCGCTCCATTGTAGGTGCGCTTCATCTTGGTTGTTGTATAGCCACTCGTCCTTCTCAGGGTAGGTCATTGTGTTCCATTCTGCTGGCAGTTCGGTGCCCTCTGGTAGCCAGACATTGACCACCTTCACACCTTTAGTTTCATACACGACTTGGAATTGTTGTTTCATTCTGTGTCTTCCAATTCGTCCACTTCAAAAAAGTATTCGACGTTCTTGCCCGTGCTCCCATTGATTAGCGCATTGCGTACGGCTATGCCCTTATCTCGCGCTTCCTCGAAAGATGCAAACTCATCTGTCAAACTGTAAACAACCTTGCAAACCTTAACCTCATACTGTTTCATCTTCGTCCCCCTCTGTAACAAATCCCAGTTGTTTCATTAACTCTAACGCTTCGTTCAAGGTATCAATTGCGCTTTTAATTTGTTGCTCTGTTGTCATAGTTCTAACTCGCTTTCGATTTCAATCTCGGAATACTTGGCAGTCTCTGACCCTGCTTCTTCTGCCCAAATCTCGCGGGCTTTATCTATTGCTTCCTCTTCGCTTGTTGCTTCAAGGATTATGTGCCCTGTGTATGACACCTTTACTTCGTACTCTTTCATTAGTTGTTCCCCTGTCTGTGTTGGCATTCGTTTATTGGTCGTAAGCAATCTCCGCATAGTGGCATTAGATACTCCTAAAGATAAAGCCGTCGTTCTCCCAATAGTCACCCATAAATAGGTCACGCTCCCACTTCTCGTAATCGAAATAGCGCACTAGGAAATCGGGCGCACCTGCTAGGAATTCGTCCGCTAAATCTACGGCAAAATCCTCTGTGTCTGTGTAACCTGTGTACGCTTCCTCGAAATCTCCAATCCAATCTTCCCACTCTAGGAGTGGGGTGTACTGCTCGCCTATGTTGTCACGGTAGGCGCGTACTGCATTGATGTCGTGCCCTGCTTCTTCAATCGCGCTTACTGCTTCCTCTTCTACCTGACTCATTACATAATCAGGGTGTGACTGTTTCAATCCTTCGTTCATTTTATTCTCCTATCGTTTCGTCGTTTAGTATTCCTACAATGCAGAGCAAGGCTATCGGTGCAAGGGCTAGAAGTAAAGCCATCATCTACAACGCCCCGCAATCTTCATAAAGGGGCTCCGTTACCCAATCCCCATTTGGTGAGTTTTGGTAGGTGATGCGTGTAGTTGTCTCCCCTGTGGGACACGTCACGCCCTGCCCTAGTGCTACCAACATTCCCACGATTAGGGCGAGGAATCCCGCGCCTATTGCTAACGCTGCTTTCGTTGCTGTGTCCATTAGTTGTCTTCCTCTCGTACGAATTCTCCCGTGAATGATAGGCTTATGATGTAGGCGCGGTTATAGGCTAGGAAATCCTCTAACGCGTCCGTCCTTGCGAAATCGTGCTCAAATTCGATTAGTTCTTCTTGTTCTCTGTTCCATTGGTTCCGCATTGTTCCTCTTGCTGTGAGCATTAGTTCACCCCCGCAAGACTCTCGGCGATTGCTCGGCGAATGTAGCCCTGATGCTTGGAGGTTGTCGGGCTGAACTTCTGCGCCACTACGTACCAACCCTCGGCGGTGTGCCAAGCGATAGGCGTACGGTATGAGTAAACTACGTACACCAACTCAGGGCGGGTCTTGGTTGCTTCCTGAAGTTTCGCATAATCTTCGCTATTTAACCAAGCCCCGTCGGGTGTCCAACTCTTGTATTCGCCACTTAGCGCGGATGCGCGGAACTCTTGGCGGGTTGCAATGTAGTGCATCGCGTCCTTTTGGTTCATCTGCTTCATTTTGGTGCCTTTCATTTGGTAGTTGTTGGGATTGTTCCCGTGCCCCGCTAGAGTCTCGCACTCTGCGCCCTCTGTCAAGGGTTCGGGGCGGTGATTTGCATCACTTGGTTGCTTGCTTGTGGTTCTTCCTTGTGCACTTCCCGCAAATCTTGTGAGCCGTAAAGGCTAGCAATAGGTCTGAATCATCTCCGCATTGTTGGCACTTCATTACTTCACCGCCTTGTCTTGCTGTTCCTCTAACCACTGCATAAAGGTCGAAACACTTGCCACTAATTCAAGGGCTACTTGTCCCGCTTCTGAACTCTCGCTGAAGTCGGTGATGGTCTTATCTTTCATTATGTCGTTTGCCTTGCTCATCATAAGGCGGGCATAGGTGAAATCATTTCGAACTTGTGCCTTAGTTGTTGTCATCTTCTAACCTTTCATCTATCGGGGCTTGTTCCCTTTATGACTTAACTCTCTCACGCTCACGGGATACTTGTCAACCCCAAAACGTGTGAGTTACATCACATCAACCGACAAGGGGGAAACACATAAAGCACACAAGGGGGAGAATGTCAAGGACTATTTACTATGAGTTACATCACACTCTCGGAACCTCTGAAGTAGTTGAAAGTTAAACCACTTCCCCAAGATTTCAAGATTAGATTTCATTACGGGGGGAAACTAGACACCTCAAGGGGGATAGTTCACCCCCTAACTTATCCACAATAGTTATCCACAACTGTTAATAACTTGTGGAAAACTCTGATTAAGTTATCCACAGCCCCCAGAATCGGGGGCATAAGTACCAAGTCATAGAATGGATTACAGATACCCGTCAGGGTGTCCAACTCTTACCGTCAGGTAGAGGGTTAGACATTTGAGGGGGGAGTGTATAAATCTGATGCGGGAGGGAGATATAGTCTTCCATCATAATTTTCTGTTATATCTCCCCCCCTTATATAGGCTCTGACCAGGGGTTTTACCCCTGTCAGGGCATATCTCTAAAAATAAATAAAATAATGGCAAACCGAGTGTTCGGTTTTGCCTATATCTACAGGTTATCTTATATGTAATGATTTAATCATTTATCATCATTACGAGTTCTAAACGAACTTCGTCGTTTGGGACTCCTCGTTCGTTAATTATAATATATAAATAATTAACTGACTAAATGTTGAGTAAACGCCAGAGTTATGCCGTTTGGCAGATAGCGTTATTAGACCGCTTTATACCCTACAGAGGGCAACTGATTTAACACCCTAGGGGGACAACTTATGGGACGTAAACCTGGTATCCAGAATATCGGTAAGAAGGAAGCCCAGGAGAAAATGCTCCTGCTCCTAGAGCAAGGGGCTACCATTACGGCGGCAATGTCTGCTGTAGGACGAAACGATGTCACCTTCCGCCAGTGGTCGATGCAGGACCCTGACTTTAAGGAACGGGCTGATAAGGCTCGACTTGCTGGCAAAGGGGTCAAGGCTGACCTGAAGGACTTAAAGGACATCTCCTTCCCAGACTTCTGTGAGCAGTTCCTAGACTCTAAACTTTTCCCTCACCAGTTGAACTGGTTAGACTTAATGGAGGGTGTGCCACCCCGCTGGCAACCTGCAGGTATGACCTATGAACTAG